CCAAGCTCAACTTTAACTGAACGAAGAGAATTGGTTCCGCTATTGCGAATTAAATCACCTTCGGCCTTGAGCCTATTAATAATAGCCTGTGTTTCTTCGGACAATTTAGCCATTTATTTCTTCTCGTTCTGTTTTTCTATAAAGTTAATTAACATTTGGAAATATAAGTCACGTTCATAAGGTATCAGATTTTCAATATCACTTATTGAGTATTTATGGTGCTGAGCCAAGGCAAATGTCATCTGATAATATTCACCCAGGTTCGTGTGGCTCAGCACTAGATAAAAAAAGTCCTCATGCCTTCGATCACAAAGGTCTTATCATCTCCGTTTTTATTTTTATATTTTAGCTCATGTCGCATCTTCGGCATTGTTTCAAAAAATTCCTTAATACCAGTCACAACATCACCAGTCATATTTTCCATAAACTCATCAATTTGTTCATCTGTATAGTCTTTAAAATCATGAACTTCATCTTCTGAAGCAACCTTATCAAGACACGAAGTCATAATAAAATAATTCATTAATGGATCATCTTGATTCATAGTTATAATATTGATAAATTGGTCAATGTTTGGATATTTTAAAAATAAAGTAAAATCATCATTAATCTTTACTTTATTTGTATGTTTATCATCCTTGGTAATTTTAACCTGATCAATGTCGAGCTCTAGCTCTATTGTTTCTTCTGTATCAGGGTCCTTAATTGTAAATCCAATGCTGTTATCAATGGATCTTGCTCTGAGTAATAGAAGAACATATTCCAAATCAAACATTGGTAATTCTGTAATGTCAATATCAACAAGACAATTATTTACAATTTGTTTTGTCGCCAGAATTTCTTGTTCTGGTTCGCCGTCTTGTTGGGCGACAAGTAGAATCTTCTCTTCTTTTACCGTAAAGGGTCTGTATTTAACTTTTTTACCTGTTGAGGGTAATTTCAATTCAAAAATTGGTAAGTCAATCTTAGGTAATCCCATACTATAATCTCCTATAATTTAGCCAAGTGTATTCGCCATCCTGTTAAATGAGTTTCTAACTCTGTATATTCTATTCACTGCATCCTGTACGGAGTCAAATTTTGTTCCTTGTTTTACGGTTTGTTGGACCGTACCTACAAATCCTGCGATTGCACCAAGTGCGTCTAAGAAACCAGAACCCCTGCCGAGACCCGACAATGGATTACCAAGTTCCTCACCAGCATAGACGATCTGCTCATATGCAAACGAAACTGGTAATGTTAAATATGAATCGTTTGTTTCCCATGCAAGATCAATGTCGCCAATTGCCACTGGATATGCATTCTGTAATTTTGTTTCATAATATTTGTTTTCATTTGAATCTGTAGTATAATGTTTAATTATAATATCAGCTGCATAATCAGACATGTAACCTATTTCAAAAGGTAACATTGTACCGCCTGTTCTCGACTGAATTGATGAAAACTTGCCACCACCAACACCATAATTTACCACCTGTTGAATCCATCTATGGAAAAATGTAAGCAATTGGTGTTCGGAATCCATTAGAAAAACTGAATTAAATGATGTTGGTACAACACCCGTAGGGAATTGAACAGGCCGTCCTGCAACTGGCATATACATTTGTGTTTCTAGTGCAATACCAGGAACCGTTGCTGTCTGGCAAAAGAAATGAAAGTTTGTTGCATTAACCTTTGTGCCAAAAGTTGGAGGATTAATTACTTGCACCTCAAATATATTTGCTCTTGCGGCCCCACCAAATTGATTGAGCTGCCCTTTAAATTGTGAGATGTTAAAAGCCATTTATTATAATCCTCTGATTGTCTGGCGTGATTCTGCGTAAACCTTGCTTCTTGCGGCCCCGTAGAAGTTTGCACTTGGCAGGAATAATGCAATATCCCATTCCGCAGGGTTTACATAAACCAATCTTGTGCGAATATGTGGTGTGAGATAATGCTTAATACAAGGTTTAAATTCCTTAAATTTTGTTGCTGCACTCAAAATTCTATAGTTAACTCTCAATCTGGTAGACTCATCAAATCTATCATTTGTTGCTGTATCATACAATGCATCCATTAATTTTGCTCTAAGTCTAGGTGGTAAATAATGAAAATTAATTCCTAAAAATCCATCCTTTGCTGGTCCAATTGGAATCACCAAAGGGAATCTATCGTAATATGGTAAAGTTTCTTTGTGCTTTGGATCATATACAAACATATACATACTACCAATACGAAATCTACTTTTTGCCTTCAATCTGTCGGAACTTGTTTCTCTTACAATCCTATCGCCTTTTGCTGCTGCCTTTGCAACATCTGCGGCTTGAGTTCGATACCATTTTCTTGCTTCATCGGACCGCGCTGGAGCCTGACCAGAGCGAATGCCTCGTAGAAGAATATCATCGAATACCTTTGCAACCATTTATTTTATTCCTAGTTCTTTTTCTGTCATAATCTGAAATTCCCATCCTCTGTCAGCACAGTAATTTCTTGCCGCTTTCCATTTTGCTGTATTGACACCATATGTTTTCACCTCGTTCAAATATCTCCTAGATATCCGACCCGTCGGAGTATTATTTTTCTTCCTCGGATCTGGTGGCAATGTTTGTTTAAATGGTTTAATTTCAATCATTATTGTCCTGGTCGTACCATCTGGCATCTTTCTGTTTACAATAACGTCCGGAAAATATCTGTGCCGTTTTCCATCCACTGGAGAAAAATACGGAACAACGACCTCCTCCGACTGCCACCATATAACATCAGGGTGCTCATCAACATATCTAAAAAATTTAAATTCCCACAAGGATCTGTAAATAATTCTTGTTGGATCACCCTTATATTTACCAGGATTTTTAGGTCGAAACCTTCCTTTATAAGCCATTCCTAAATCACATTTTTTTGTATAAATATCTCTGTAAAGCTATTTATATAGAAAACGAGGCTAATATGTCATCAAAACCGCAGGTGAAGAAGGAACAGCATAAGAGATCCACATCCGATGGAAAATTTATGTCTTTTCCTAATCGCACCGAGGCTCACAGTATTCTTTTAGTATTTAAAGATTATGCCTACAAGGACCGAAGAACCTATGAAGGGCTGACACCCATCCTAGGCGCATCACGAGTATTTCAAACACAAGGCCAGATTAATAAGGCATTGAATAGTTCGTCAGGAATAGAACTACCATTTCCAAAACAATTACAAGATCAAACGGACTTACGTTTAAACGGATTTGAAAGAAGTCTTATTTCTGAGAAAATTGCCTCATATCTGACTAACCAAACTGGCGCTGGCGATGCTAGTATAAATGCAATATCAACCGCCGCAGGTAATATTACCAGTTCAATGGCGACACTCATGCAAAATGTTGGTTCTGGTTTTGCATCAAAGGGGTTTAAAAAATCGCTAGAGGATATTGGAGCACAATTACAGCAAATAGGCTTACGAGATGCCGCAGCTGGTGCTTCATATCTATTAAGAAATTTTTTACCCGGCGACATCGGCCGTAGTGTTGGTGTATATGCTGGTAATGTGGTAAACCCAAAGGAGACATTGGCGTTTGAAGGTGTGAATCTTAAATCACATCAATTTACATGGGAATTGTATCCTTTTGATAAAACAGATTCTGAAACTATTAAACAGATAGTGCATTTTTTAAAGACAAAAGCATTACCGGAAACTCAAGGTGTTAATATCAACGGCGAAGAGGTAATCAGTCGAGCATTTTTAAGATATCCGAGTGTAGTTGAAATACATCTTTTAGGTGTGGATCAAACACACTTCCCAAGATTTAAGCCATGTATGATTCAATCAGTTAATGTTGATTATGGTGCTACTGGTAATATTCCAATTATGACTGATGGTAAACCTGGAGCAGTTCAATTAGGCATTCAATTACAAGAACTTGAAATTCATACAGCAAATGATTATTCAGGTGCGGCAGAAGCTGTTACCACTGAAACTATTACTGCTCCTCCGCCACAAGCGGATGCAGGAGGGCAAGGCTAATGGCTAGTTATTTTCAAAATTTTCCAATTATTGATTACCAAGGAAAAAAGGTAAGAGATATTACACGTCGAAATCAGTTTTTAAAAAGTGTATCTACAAATCCATTATTGTTTTTACCATATACCGTAGCAGAAAATGAAAGAGCAGAAGATATTGCATTATTTTACTATGGATCCGTTGATTATGTTTGGCTTGTTTATCTAGCAAATAATATTGTTGATCCATATCACGAGTGGCCTATGGATGAATATACATTCAATAACTATTTAATTGAAAAATATTCAGAACAGTCTGGTCTTACTGGTCAGGATGTAGTCGATTGGGTAAGGGACCAGGACAATGATGAAAATATTTTATATTACTATAAAGAGGTCTAAATGGCAGTTGATATTGTAAAACTAGCACCTGAATCATTTAGAACAATTTATCTTCGTAAAGAGGATAGAATTATTCTTCGTACAGAAGCAGGCCGTAAAATTATTATTAAACGTATTATTCCAGAAGAATGGAAACCATACAGAATTATTGATTTCGAAAATGATATGAATGAAAATAAAAAGGAAATTTTTCTTTTTGATAGTGACTTTATTGGTCAGATTGAAGATGAGTTTATTGCAAAAATGAGAGTCAGGAAGTAAAAGGTGGCACTTAATACTAAGGACTATAACCCATCTAGGGCCACTATAGATAGAGCTGTGCTATTTACATATGGCACACCTCCTGGTGGTGAGGGTGTAAATATCACATCCATGGTGACGGGGTTTAGCCTGACACAATCCATAGCACAGAATAGTTATACAGGAACAATACTTATTGAGGATCGCGTAGGTTTGCTAGAAAACGCAATGCCTAGAACAAAAGAAGATGCTGAAGCTGGTGGATCATCTGCAAGAAATCTATCACCACTGCGCGGAGAGGAACGACTGCAGTTGAGTATTAAAGGATACGATCTTGGAACTATCGTTAATATGGATGTTCGAATATATAAAATTGATGGCATAACACCCACATCAAGTCTTGATGGTAAAACATTTGCAATGCATTTTACATCAACTTCATCATTTAAAACAATTGGTAAAAGGGTCGTAAAGCCATTTTATGATGTATTTGCTTCAACAGCGGCAAAAAGAGTTTTTGAAGAATATTTTGATAGATTAAATGATGGTGCAAATTATAGTACCGGTAAGGATAGTGAAAAAGTACCACCTAGATCTGCCCGATATGATTTGAAATCGGAATCAGAAAGACATTTTTACCTACAACGCACTGAAGGTATAAAGCGGTTGGTTATTCCTAATTATAACCCTGCGCAGACTATGAATTTTCTTGCAAGAGAATCTTTCAGTTCAAGATCACCATCTTGTACATTTAGATTTTTTGAGACGGTGGATGGATATTATTTTGTAACTGATGAGTGGTTAATTGAACTTGCAAATTTAAATGAGGATAAAACCGAATCTGGAATAATTGATTTG